TGCCTGACCACTGCCTCTGCAACCGCTTGCGGTGCGCCTGGCCTGAGTGCGAGGCGGCGGCCAGCTACACGGGCGCGGACCAGCCGCACGACGCGCCAAGCCCGTGCGGGGATCTGGACTGCGCCGACAAGTGCGAGCGCATCCGGCTTAGCGGCGAAATGTGCCGCTCGGCTGCGCATGCGGCGCGGGCTGGTGATCAGGACGCGATGGGGGATGAGGATGAGTAACCCGCGCCGCAACCCCTCGCGCGACGCCTTGGGCTCCATGCGCGCCATGCCGGCCTCGGCGCGCGCCGCCCTGCATCGCGGCTGGGTGGACGCGCAGAACAGCCCGTCGCGCTGGCCGCGGGCCTACGAGGCGATGCCGGAGCCCGATCAGATGCTCTACGAGTTCGGCCGCCTCGCGGCCCTGAACGTCATCAAGGCCGGCCTGCCTGTCCCGATCTGGCGCGGCACACTGGACGACGCCGGCGGCTTCCACGAGGCCCACGCGCGGGCGGCCGAGCTGATCGGCTCGCCGTGGCCGAGGCGGGAGGCCGCGCGCGATGCCTGACGGCGCCTCGGCCTACTCCGTCACCCTCGCCGACGCGCAGGCCCTGGCCGGCATCGTGGCCGTCCCGACCTCCGTCCGCGCCGATCTGCTGCGCGCCTACCGCGCCGCGCACGGCGAGGCCGCGCTGATCAACCTGTTCGCCCAGGCGATCGGCATGGCGAACAGCGTGGTCGAGAACAACCGCGAGGCGATCGAAATCCTGGGGATCTGCGACGGCACGCTGCATCCGCACAGCGCCCATCAGATCAACCTGCCGACCATGCTCGGCGCCTGCCAGGGCGCGCAGATCGCGCGGCACGCAAAGGGGATGTGCCACGGGTGCGCTTTCCGGCTCGGCAGCGTCGCGAACCAGAGCCCGTCCACGACGCTCGACGCGGGCGACTGCGTCAGCGCCGGCACACCCTTCCTGTGCCACGACGAGCCGGACGGAAAGCCTCGCCGCGCGTGCAGGGGCTTCGTGACCGCGAGGAGGAGGGCTGGCGCGCATGCCTGACGGCGCCGCCCGCCCCTGGCCGGCGCTGATGCGCGAGGACACCGCCGCCGCCTACCTCGACGTGTCGGCCTCTTACTTCCGCGCGACCATCGCCCCCGAGGTGCCGCGCGTGATGCTCTCCGCCCGCGTCCTCGAAGGCCGCCGCATGTCCGGCCACTTGCTGCTGCCACTCGTCGGGGCGAATGCTGGCGCTGGCGTCGAGCAGGAGGACGAGCGCGACCGCGCAGGCGATCATGGCTCCAGCCCCTCCATCGCCATCCCGTAGCGCGCGCGCCGGTCCTCGATACCGATCAGGCCGCCGTTCCAGATCCGCGTCACCGCCTCCACGTCGCCAAGGTCAGCAGCGCCCGCGATCTCGGGCCGGGAGCGCCAGAACCAAGCCGCCGAGCGCATGCCGGGCTCGGGCTCCACGATGCGGGCCACCAGCTCGTCCAGCGTCATGCCCAGCGCCGCGGCGCAGGCCTCATAGTTCGCGCGCCCCGTGAGCTGCGCCGGCCCACGCCCGCGGAACCGCCAGCCGTCGCCGGGCTGGGTGTTGCCCATGCGCCCGCCGTAGACGACCTGCGCGATGGCTTCCTGATCCGCCGCCCGCCCGGGCACGCGGCCGAGCTGCTGCGCCAGCGCGGGCGAGAACCGCCGCGGCCAGGTGCGGTGCAGCGCCTCGGGCGAGTAGTCCAGGCTCTCGACCATCCGCGCGAAGCTGCCGCTCTCGTGCCCCGTCATCGCCAGGAACATCGCCAGCCGCTTGCGCGGGCCGAGCTGCGCCCAAGGCACGACGGCGAGGATGGCGGGGCACCAGACCTGCGCGCGCTCGAGCGAGAGCAGCGGGACGGCGCGGGCGAGGCTCTCAGGCGTCAGCAGCGGCGGCGAGCGGGCGATCACCACCGCGGGCAGCGGCTCCGGCGCGCGCGGCGGCGCACCGCCCATCAGCCCGCGCAGCCACCCCATCATGGCCGCGCCTCTTTCCGCATGGCCCGCTGGATCAGCGTGAAAGCGTGCCGCAGCACCATGTGCGGCGTGGTGCGGCAGGCGCGCGCGATGGCTTCGGCCGGCTCGCCCATGCGCACCAGGTCCGCGAAGATCTCTTCCTGCTCCGGGGTCAGCGACGCCGGCTTCTGCCCGCGCCGGCGCAGCTCGCCCACCACGGGCGCGCGGTAGGCGGCATCCTGCCACCGGCCGCGCATCTTGGCGGCCTGCTGCTGCCGTCCCGGGTCGTTGCCCCTGGCCTTCTGCGCCGCGGAGATGCGGGCGCGGGTTTCGGGCTTCATGGCCGCGCTACTTCTGGCCGCCGTCCATGCGGTCCAGCACGCCGGCGAACTTCGCCCGGATAATCCGATGCGTTGCGTCAGACCCCAGCACGCCGAAGACCCACGCCGCGGCCATCGCACCCCAGCCGTCCAAGCCGCCCGCCTTGGCGAGAAGCCACCCGCCGGTGCACAGCCCGAGCCCACCGAGAAGCGTCCACAGCAGCCGCAGCGCACCCGCCGGGGGCGTGTGAGCCAGCCGCACCACAGTGGTCAAAACCGCGATTGCGATCAGGGCAAAGACTTCGCGCCACCCCTCGCCGCCTTCCGGGCTCACAGCACCGGCTCCAGCGCGAAATCGCCGTCAGTAATGTTTCCTGAGCTGGCGAAAATTCGAATTGCGTTGACTGCGCCCGACGGCGCGACAGATGTTTGCGCCGCCAGTGGAGTCCATCCGAAAGTATCTCGAAAAAGCGAACTTTGCACGTTCGCGACGAAATCGCGGCCGCCTCCCCCAACATCAAATATCATCTGGCCTGTTACGCGCGTTCCTGAAAACGCCGTATCAATAGCGGGCGCCAGCACGCCGCTTGTGCTTGTCAGAACGCGCGAAACCTGCGCGCTTGGCGTTGCGTTCACCTGAAGCTCGGTTTGCGTGTAAGTTGCGCCAGAGATAAAGCTGCCGCCGCTGTCGGTAGAAACTCGAAACAGAAGAGACGCGGCATCTGTTGCAACTGCGACGCGGTTATAAGAAAGCCGGAACTGCGTTGGTCCCGCTGGAAACACGATGTCAACTTGCGCGGTGCTTGCCGTAATGACACGCCGGTCACGCAGGATGTAGGGCTGCACCAGCCGCCACACGCTGCCCACCCGCTGCACCTCCACCAGCATGCCGGGCAGCAGCTCGCCGCCCACCAGCGCAAAGCCGCGCGCGGTCTGCACGGCCGCGGCACCCAGCCCATTCGGGTTCAGCGTCACGGCCCCGGTGTTGGCGCTGGAGCCGGTCACGAAGCGCAGCCGCATGCCTTCCACCAGCGCCGGCAGCGCGGGCGTGAGCGCGATCGTGAGGGCGTTCGCGGTGCCCCCCGCGGTGCCGCCCCACCACACCGTGCCATCCTGTACTTGGCGGATGGACGGCGCCGAGAGAATGCCGCGGGCGGCGGTCGCATCGGCCGAGCCCACGAGGCTCTCGCCGAAGGTGGTGGCGATGGCCGGGCCGAGGGCCGCCACGACCGCGGCCGGCTCGCCCAGGCTGTTGAACCCAAGCACCCGGTTCGCGCGCGCGCTCGCGGAGGGCAGCGTCAGGTTCGCCGTGCTGTCCGTCTCAGCCACCCGGATCGTGCGCCCTTGGTCGCGCTCGATCTCCTGGGCAATGGCGGTGACGCGATCCAGCGCGCGCTCGTGCGTCTCGGCCGGGAACGGGTCGTTCGCCTGGTAGTCCACGAGCTGCGTGCGGGCGGTGGCGCGCAGGATGGACCACTGCACGGTGCTGGCCGGCGCGGTGACGGCGGAGACGGTGCCCGTGCTGCCGTTGCCCCCGGTGACGGTGTAGTGCGTCGTGAGGTTGCGCACCGTCTCGACGCCGGTGGCGATGACGCGCTCCACCACGCGCAGCTCGTCCGGGCCGAAAAAGGCGAAGGTGACGGGGAACTCCGTGGTGACGCCGTTCCCCACGTAGTCCACGCGCGCGATGGTGGTGCTGATCGTCATGGGATCACCTCAGCTCGATTGCCATACGGTCGGAGGGCGCCATCAGCGGGTCTTGCCCGAACTGCTCGCGGCGGCGCTGATCCTGGCGCGCCAGGTAGCCGGGCGAGAGCGCTTCGCGCATGGCGTTGATGATCAGATAGTCGAGCGCCGGGCGCGCGAACCACACGTTCGCGAAGGGCGTGGAGCCCAGCGCAGCGCTCAGCGCGTCGGCGGCTTTCCCGTCGCCGTCTCGCGCGCGGGCGAGAAGGTTGACCCATCGCGCGGCGTCGGAGGCGGCAGGGCCGGCAAGGTTTTCCAGAGCAGAATTGCCAGAGCGAGAAGCTTCGCCGAAGAGAAAATCGCCATAGATGCCAGCACCGCCGCCCTGGACCAGCGCGGCCAGTATCGTCTCCAGGCGGGGGTTGCCGTCCTCGTCGGTGAGTTCCTTCGGCTCATACCCTCGGATCGCATCCTTCGCGGTCATCGCAGCATAGCCCAGGATCGTCATGCCCGCGATCAGCGTGCCAATGTGCGCGGCACCGGCGCTGCTGCCCTCCGCGCCGCCCTGAATGGCGCGCCCGAGCGTGCGCGACGTGAAGGCCAGCGGGAACGCCTTGAACTGCATGATGAAGCGGATGGCCTCGCCCCAAGCCGTGCCGCGCTGCGTCCCACCCGTGGTGTAGCGCGTCGTGGCCGCGTCAGCTTCCAGCACCGAGGATTGCGCTTCGTCCGCGTAGTACCGGCGCAGGGCCAGGTCCGCCTCGCGATCCTTGGCCGCGAAGCCGGGCACGATGTAGGGCCGCCCGTCGATGGTCCGCAGCCCCTCCGCGCGGATCACGTCCCACGCGCTCGCCTCGATGCCGTGCTGGCCCAACACCGCGCGCAGCCGCGGGTCCAGCTGCTCGAATGCTCGCGTCGCGTTCCGCCCCAGATGCGCCGACAGCACCCGAGCCGCCGCCGCGCGGTTCGCATCGGTCCACAGCGTGAGCCCGGTCCAGCGGAAGAAGGTGGACAGCATGGACTGCATGGCACCGGGCGCGCCATCGTTCGCCACGTAGGGCGACGTGAGGTGCCCGATTACCCCGTCGAAGCCCTCGCCCAGCAGGTACGCCAGCTCGCGCTGCTCGCCCCGCCCGCGGCCTTGCAGGAACTCCCGCACCTGCCCGCCCACCGCCTCGCCGAAGCCCATGCCGTTGAAACGCAGGTTGGTGATGGCGATCGGCAGATCCGTGATCGATGAGATCACCGCGCCGCCCAGCTTCGCCAGCGACTGCACCGCGCGAATGGTGCCGCCGATGTCCGCCATGGTCTGGGATGCAGGGATCATGGTCTGCCCGCTCGCGACGCGGAACGCTGCGCCGATGGCGTTGCCCTCGCCGACCCGCAGGCTTTCCTTCACCGCCGCCTTCTGGTCCGGCGGCACGCCGTCGTCAGTGTCCACGCGCCGGCGCAGGTTTTCCAGCACCGCATCCAGCGTGGCGCCCGGGTTCGGCCCGAGGATCTCCATCTGCGCGGCGTTCAGCGCCGCGCGGGATTGGTGCGCCACCATGCCGTCGAAGATGTGCCCCTGCCCGAAGTCGCGGCTGTAGGCGAGCCAGTCATCGGCGGCACGGAAGTGCAGCACGCGGTGACGTTCCAGCGCGCGCGCGACGTTCAGCGGCCCCTTGAAGCCGGAGCCGGTGGCGTCCGCCACCGCCGGCCCGCGCTCCGGTGAAAAGACGATGTTTTCCCAGACGTTGCCCAGAATGGCCCGCACCTGCGCCGGGCTCTCTACGTCGGGAAAGGTGCGCGCCAAGTCGAGCCGCGGGAGCACCGCCTCGATCCACGCATCCTTGCCGGCGGCGGCGATCCGGTCCGCATCGTGGATCTGCGCGCCCGCCCATCCGTCGAGCTTGCCGATGTTCGCGCCCAACCGGTTCAGCTCAAGCCGCGATGCCTCGGCCGCGTCCGCGAAGATGCGCGCCACCACCTGCGCGTCCCGGTTCCGCGACATGCCGGGCGAGCCGCCGTCGCGCAGCTCCACCATCTCGCGCACCACGTCATCGAGGAAAGCGCGATCCCGAAGCATCCGCTCCGCGTGCGGCACCTCGCGCACGATGCGGGCCAGCATCTCCGAGCCCACGAAGCGCGCCTCATAGGCCAGCTTGGTCGCCGCGATGGAGTTCCGCGCGCCCTCGACCCCGCGCGTCGTGCCCTCGAACAGCGCGAGCACCGCGTTCCGGTACGAGTTGCCCACCAGCCGCGGCGTCATGCCCTGTTCCAGCAGCCGCTCGACGTGCGCCGTGGCGCGATCGCGCGCGATGATGGACAGCGCCGCGTGCTTCCGGGCGAGCGCCGCCTGGATCGCCAGCTCGTCCGCGTCCGCCTTCACCGCCTCGCGCAGCCGCACGTCCAGCGCGTCGATCTGCCCGGCCGCCTGTAGGGCACGCTGCCGCAGCGCCGCGCGCTCGAAGATCGTCTCGACTTGCTCATCCGTGAGCGGCCGGCCGGCGGCTTCGCGGACGGCGGCGGCGCAGTTCTTCCAGCTCATGCGAGGTTCCTCAGCAGGCACTCGCCCGCTTCCGTCAGGCCGCGCGCCGCGGCTTCCAGCTCGGCCGCCGCCTCATCGCCGGCCCGGAGGATGGCTTCGTCCGCCTCCGTGAGCCGGCCTTCCGCGCGCATCGCTTCCACCGCGGCCATGGCCGGGTCCGCCTCGGCCGTCGCGCGGGGCTCGGCCGTCGCCGCAATGCGGGCCGGTTGCTGCGGCCGCGGCGGGGGCGCGGGCTCCGCCGGCGGGGCGCTGCTAAGGCGCTGGAGCTGCTGGCGCGCGTCGAGGGCCTCGCGATACCAGGCGAAGGCTTCCTCCTCCGCCACCAGGTCTTCGAGCGTGCGGCCGGGGGCGGTTTCGTCCTGATCGCGCAGCGCGCGGAGCACGTCGTCCACCGGTGCCGTGATGTCGAGACCGCGGCTGCGCAGCACTTCGTCCAGCTCCGCCAGCGCGTCCTGCCTCGCGCGCGCCTCCGCGTCCTCGGTGCGGCCCAGCCGGACCCGCGTCTTGTTCACGTCCTCATTCAGCGCATCGAGGAACGCCACCACGCCGAACCCGTCCGCCCCCGTCTCGCCGGTCGGACGCCCGAGCGCGTCGAAGTCCTGCCCGAACTCATCGAAGTAGCCCGCCGCCCGCGCGCGCTCGGCCATCAGGTCCGGCGTGAGCCCGTTGCGGTTCACCAGCCCGGGCCGCGACGCGCCGCCCAGCATGTTCCGCACGTCGCCGCCGTCGTCCTTGATGCCCCCTTGCTCCACCACGAACTGCGTGAGCGTCTTCTCGCCGCGCGCACGCGCCGCGCCGCGGTTCCGCAGCAGGTCTTCGACAGAACGCCCGGCCTCGGTCCCGCGCGCCTCCATCGCATCCCGCGCGTCCAGATCCTCCATCGTGACCGGCCGCGTGCGCCGCTCGCGCTCCCGCCACGCTGCGAATTCCGCCCGCGTGACCGGCAGCCCATCCGGCCCCACCGGCAGCGCGCGGATCTCCATCCCGCGCAGCTCGGCCGGCGCAGAGCGCATCAGCGCGTCTTCCACCGCCTGGACCGCAAGCGGGCTGGGCACGTCCACCGGCCGCCCGGCCGCAATGTCCCGCGCCGCCGCGTCCACCGTCCGCACCGCGGCCATGGTGTCCGGCACCACCCGCGCCGCCGCGCCCCGGTCCAGCAGCCCCCCGACTGCCCCGAACCCGGTGCCCACCAGCGCGCCGATCGCCAGCTCGCCCAGCACCCGCCCGAACGTCACCTCATCGCCGTACCGCTCCGCCACGCCGAGCGTGATGGGCATCACCGCGGCATTGCCCAGCGTGCCGTCCACGGCCCCGCGCAGCGCCCCAGCGGCCACCCCAGGCGCCGCCAGCGTGTCCGCGGCGCGCACCGCCCCCAGGCTCCGCAGCCCGCGCGCCACCGGCCCCGCGAACGGCACGAAGTTGGCCGGATCCGGGATGGACCCCAGCATCTGCGCGCCGAAGCCCAGCGCCGTGTCGAGCACGCCCGCATCCCGTCGCGCGATCAGCCCTTCGCGATACCGGCGCTCGTCCCACTCCGCCGCCATGGCAGCAGCCCGGCCGCGCGTCATGCGCTCGTCCCACTCCAGCCGCGGGCGGGCAAAGCCCGACGCCTGCCACTCCTCGCGCGTCAGGGGGCGCGGGTCCGCCTCCGCCGCCACTTCCTCGCGCCCACGGATGCCGAGCGCTTGCGGGGTGGTGTTGGTGAACCCCTCGCGCACGTTCGCGCCCAGGAACTCGCCCAGCCCGGGCCGGCGCGTGGCAAGGAACGCCTCGCCCACGCCTTCCGGCACGTCCGGGATGGCTGGCAGGCCGAGGGCGCCGAGGTCCATCAGCGGAGTTCCACCGTGGGGGCGGGCGGCAGCCGGCGCTGCTCGCGGCGCTGCTGCTCGAGCTGCTGCTCGCGCTGCATCACCGGCGGCGGCGCGGTCTGCGTCGCGCGCCCGGCCGCCAGCACCTCATCGAGCGAGGCGCGCGCCAGCGGCGCAGGGCTGCCCGGCACCATGAGGGCAAAGCCGTCGCCACTGTTGACCCACACCGCGCGCGATGCCGCCGCGCGCCGCTCGCGCGCCATGGCGTTCGCGCCCGCGCCGGCCGCCGGGTCCATGGGCGCCTGCCCCGCCCGGGCCCGCAGCGTGCGCAGCCCGGGCACGAGCTCGGCCGGCGGCACCGATCGCGCGGGGATCATCAGCTCGGCCAGCCCATCCACCCGCAGCGGCTGGCGCCCGGCCATCACGTCCGACACCGCCGAGCGCACCGCCTCGGTTGGGCTCATCCCGCGCGCCATGCGGCGGGCCGCGGCCTCGCGCGCCATCGCCAGCGCCGTGTTGAGGCTGCCCATCACCTCGGGATCGCCCGAGATGGCGGCTTGCTGCTGGAGCACCGCCAGCGCGCCGCGGCCGAGCTCGCTTTCCAGCGCCGTGCGCAGCTCGGGCCGTTCCGCCGCCTGCGCCACCCGCGCATCGGCAGGCGAGGAGAGGTCCGCCGTGAGCCGCCGCGCGGCCACGGTCGTCTCCGCAATGCCCATGCGGTCCAGCGCCGCCAGCCACGGCATCGAGCCCCGCGGCTGCCCGCCGTAGTCGCCGCGCGTGCGCTCCATCTCGCGCATCACCCGCTCCCGGATGGCCGGATCGGGGATGGCGTTCACGGTCGCGCGGATGGCCGCCTGTCCCTCGGGGCTGGCCGCGGCGTAGGCTTCCACGCCGGCCGCAATGTCCGCCTGGGTGAAGGGGCTGATCGGCATGCCAAGCCGCCGGCTTTCGCCCTGCGCGGCTTCCACGCGCGGCACCAGCGTGGCCGCATCGGTCCAGTTCACCGGCGGCAGCGGCGGCACAAGCCCGAGCGCCACGGAAGCCCCCACGCCGTCGCGGGTGTATGCCTCGCGGACGTTGCGCTGCACCGTCGCCAGACGGGCGAAATAGCCCTGATCGGCATCCGTCGCGTCCGGCCGGCGGCGGCGCTGGTCAGCTTCCTCAAGCATGCGCGCCTGATCGGCCGGCGGCGCCACCATGAACCGCTCAACGGCCCGCGCGTCGTCCACGAGCCGCGCCACCACCGGCGCCAGCGGCGTGCCGCGGGCCAGCGCCTCGGCCTCCGCAATGCGCGCGGCGGGCACGATCCCCTGCGCCAGAAGCTGGTCGATCGACTGCACCACGCGCGTTGCCGCAGCCTCGCGGCGCGCCATTTCGGCCTCGGCCCGGCGCGAGTTGCGCTCCACCTCGTTCCGCGCCTGTTCGCTCAGCCGCTCAGTCTGCACCGGGTCCAGGAACCGATACCGGCCCTCGGCCAAGTTGCGGGCCGCCTGCGCCGGCGCGGTGTTGATCAGCCGCAGCACGTCCGCGGTGTCCACCTGTTGCCCGAACCGGTTGCGCAGCTGCTGGGCTTGGAGCGGGTTCAGCCCGCCAGCCGCCACCACCTGGTCGATTGCGGCCACGGCGCGGCCCACTTCCGCCTCGCGCTCCAGCGGGCTTCGAGCCGCCGCCGCCGCGCGCGCGTGCACGTCCAGCGCGTCGTTGAGCGACGCCACCCGCGTCTGGTTCGCGCGCTCTTGGACCTCGCGCTCGAACCCCAGCCGGCGCACCGAGCTTGTCTCGATGAAGCTGGCATCGAAAGCCTGCGCGGCGCCGCGCGGCAGGGTATCGCGCAGCTCGCGCTGCACCGCCGCCGCCGCCTGCGCCCACCGCTCGCGTGCCGTGGCGGTGTCCTGAATGGACGCGTCCCGCCCCAGCTCGTTCGCCAGCTCCGACAGCCGCTCGCTCGCCCGCGCGCGCGCAGTCGTGAGCTGCACCGCCTCATTCGCGCGCTGCTCGGCCGCGGCCAGATCCACCACCTCGCCGGCCGCCGCCCGGATGGCATTGCCGCCCGCCGCCGCCAGCCGGGGATCGTTCAGCGGCAGGTCCGGCGGCGCAGGGAGCATGCCCGCCCCCACCGCCACCTGCCCGCCGCCCAGCGGCCGCACACCGCCGCCGGGGCTGATCGTGCCCCCGCCCGGGTTGAGCCGGCCGCCCTCGCGGATGCCCGCCCCACCGTCCGCGATGGAAATTCGCAGTTGCGCCATCAGGCACGCCCCCCGTAGGGTGCCGCGTCATGCGCCACGCCCGGATCCTCTCCGCCCTGCTTGCCCTGGCCGCCTGCGCGCCGCCGATGGTGAGCGACAACCCGCCCCCGCTGCCCCGCGGCAACCTGGGCCACCTGGGGCCGCACTCCGCCGCCGCCGCCATGATCCCCATGCGCGACGTGCAGCCGCCGCCCATGTTCCAGTCCCGCACGCTCTACGTCGCGCCCACCGGCATCCCCGGCACCTGGCGCGTGGGGCCGTAGCGCCATCACGTGAACCACCCGCGCGCGGTGCTCACCGCCCCCGGCCCGAACTTCGCCGCCGCGCCCAGCACATCCCCCGCCGCCTGGAAGTAGCTGCCCGTCCGCGCCGCGCTCCCCTGCGCGCGGGACTGCGCCGCCCGGGCGCTCCCCTCAAACTCTTGCTGCTGCCCCGTGAGCCGCAGCGTGCTCGCCCGCCCGGCCGCATCGAAGCGCGTCGCCGCCGCCTCGCTCGCCGCCTCGCTCATCATCAGGTCCGCCGCGCTCCGCCCCTCCAGCCGCGCCGCAGCCGCCGCAGCCTCGGCCTCCAGCCGCGACGCAATCGCCGCCGCCTCCGCGTCGAACCGGTTCGCGTTGCCCTGCATCCGCACCGTGAGCGCGGCGAGCTCGTTCTCGCGCGCCTGGAACTGGAACACCTCCAGCGGCGATCCCTCGAAGGTCACCCCCGACGCCGCCGCCCGCGCCCGCTGCTCGCCCAGCAGCATCTCGCCGCCCAGCCGGGTCTGCTGCTCGCGGAGCGCCGTGTCGGTCTGGATGTCCCCGGCCGTGCGCATCGCCAGCGCCGCGTTGAAGTCCCCGCGCGCCTGGATGACCGCGGCGTTGAAGTCGGTCCGCCCCGCGATCTCGCCCACGTTCAGCGCGGCGCGCCGCTCGATCTCCGCGGCGTTGTAGGCGCCCTGGGCTTCGATGGTCCGCGCGTTGGTGTCGCCGACCACGCGCGCCGCGATGCCCTGCCCTTGCTGGAGGATGGCATTGGCGCTCGCAGCCGCGGCGGCCTGCTGCCCGGCCACGATGGACCCGACAGCTTGCACGCCGCCCGCAACCGCGCCGACGACAGGGGCGGCGCTCGCCATCAGGGGGCCTCTAGCCGGCGCACTTCGACGTAGCGCTCGAACTGCTCCAGCATCTGCCGGATCATCTGCGCGTCCTGCTGGTTGGTGCGCACGTTCTGCACCGCGATCACCGCCTTGAAGAGCCGCAGCCCCTCGCGGATGTCCTCGTGCGACACCCCGTCCGCGATGCGCAGCCCGAGCAGCGACGCCGCGCCCACCGTATCCGCGTGCCGCGTGACTTGGTGCAGCTCCACCCGGCGCGCCGGAATGCGGAAGCTCGTAGTGGGCGGCCCACCCACCCGCAGATCGAGGATGGCACCGCCAGACGGCGCGAGCGTGCCCTCGATGATCTGGTGGATTTCGTGCGCGGGCGGCGGCGTCACGCTGCTGAAGTTGATGCTGACCGGCATGGCGATCTCCTTACTCGGTCGTTTCGATGCGGCAGATGCGAATGTAGTCCTCAAGCGTCTCAAATAACGTGAGCGCCTGATAAGTATCGAGCAGGGGCGTGCGGGCCGCGCGGTTACGTGCGGCATTATTTATCAGCCGCAAGCCCGCAAGAATGTCATCGTGCGCCATCCCATCGGCGATGCGGATTTCAGCAAGGGACGAGCCGGAAGGGCCGTCCGCAAAGCGCGTTACTTGGTGGATTTCGATACGGCGCGCAGGAATACGGTAACTAACATGCGTTGGCCCGCGGAAGCGCACATCCATCAGCGCACCACCGGCCGGCCCAAGGGTGCCTTGGACAACCGTCTGAAGTTCCAGCGGCGGCAGCGCGCCAGAGTTGAAGCCAATACTCACCGGCATGGGCTATTCCCCCGCGTTCATGCGTGGCGCCAGCGCCACGACTGTCATGGGCAGCGGCTGCCGCTGCTCGATCACGATGTTGCATGCGGTGTCCGACCGCGACGGCACGTCCACCGGCTGCGGCAGCGGCCCCGAGAACAGCGGCGGCGCCACGTCCATCGGCATGGACGGCCGGCGGAACTGCATCTCCTGCATCTGGTAGGACGTGCCGTCCCGCCAGCCGACGAAGCCGCCCAAGGTCTGGTAGAGCAGCACCCCCACGGAGTGCAGCGAGCGCCGGCGGGTCAACGCCGTCCCGTCCGCAGCGCCGGCGGCGAGGTCCAGCGTCTCCATCCGCGTCAGGTAGCCCAGCCCCGCATGCACCACGCTCGCCGCGCGCTGGAGCGTGATGGTCCCGCCGCCGCTCACCACCACCGGCGGATGCGCGGCCCCATCGGCCAGCACCTGGACCGTCTCGCCCACCAGATGCCCAAGCCCGCCGATCACCGTGGCGGGCGCGCCGTCATAGGTCAGCCCCGCGTCCACGAAGAACGCCGCCGACTGCGGCGCGCTCAGCGCGTCGAAGCTCTCGGCCATGCGCTCCACGAAGCGCACCGTGGCGCCGTTCACCGTGCGCCGCACCGCCAGCCAGAGCTCGGAATAGCCGGGCGCCTGGATGCAGGCGATGCCTTCCACCGCCGCGCCGGTGCCGCCCACCACATGCCGATGCCACGCCACCACGTCCTGATCCGGCATGAACGTGCAGCCCAGCAGCACGCCGTCCGACCGCACCAGCCACAACACCCGCCATGGCTCTTGCTGCCACGCGAGGTAGGACACCCCCGCGCGCAGCAGATGCGGCGCCACGAGCGACAGCTCCGGCGCGCTGTACGTCGTGCCCTGGGTGATCTCGTCCACAGTGAGCGCGTGCACCTTGCGCCCGCTGCGCTGCACGAAGACCACCGCCGGCCCCACCCCCTGCGCCGCGCCGATCACGCTCCCCGCGCCCGAGGGCTGCGGGAACGCCAGCACGTTCGAGGGCGTGACCGGATCGCCCACCCCACCGCCCGAGAGCAGGAACTCCCCCGCCGTCGTGCCGATGATCAGCTGCCGCGCCGCGCGCATCCACGCGATCTGATTGAGCTGGTCGCTGTCGAGCGTGTAGACGACCGCGCTGTCCGCCGCCGTGCCGGTCGTCAGGTTCTCGAAGTCCTGCGACCGGCTGCCCCATACCGTCTGCCGCTGCGCCGGCGTGCCGCCCCACCACAGCCGCCCCTGCCAGGTCGTCACCGCCCCGGGCCAGTTGCTGCCCGTCCACACCGCCGGCGGCGACGTGAAGGCGATGGTCGTCAGGGTGAAGGCGGTGGGCGACGTGCGGACCAGCTTGCGCGGCGCGTGCCGCGGATGCGCGAGGTAGAGCACATCGTTCGACTGCGCGAACTGGAGCTGCGGCAGGTCCGCGAGCGTGTAGGGCGTGGCGACTTCCACCGGCGTGCCGGGCGGGCTCTCAAGCCGGCCGCCTTGGGTGTAGAACCGGAAGTAGAGGTTCCCCGCCTCGATGATGTAGGCCTGATCGGCCGAGAACTCGAATGGGATCAGCCGCACCTGCCCATCGGCCTTGGTGTTCGCCACGTAGCGCGTGCCCGGCCGGCGCACCGCGGCGCCCTGCGATGCGGGCAGGAAGTTGCGCAGTTCCGCGCACGCGCGCTGGTAGCGCTCCTGATCCGTGCGGCCATGCAGGATCGGCGCCCACTCGCCTGCGTTGAAGGCGGTGAGGAGCGGAACCGCGCGGGGCATCAGATGATCCCGGTTCGCGAGAACCGCGCCCCGCTCCACAGGTCCGCCACCGTGTCGTCGTCCTGCGACTGCTCGCGCGCGTCGATCATCCGCGCCTCGCGCGTCAGTCGCTCGGCCAGCGCCAGCATGCGGTCCTGGATGCCCTGGATGCCCGTCACCGGCCACGCCAGCATCGCCGCCAGCCGCGCCGCGATGGCTTGCACCAGCAGCTCGTCCATCTGCGTCGGGTCGTCCATGCGGCGCACGTATGCGACGCTCACCGGGCCATCGCTCGCCACCAGCAGCGACCGGCCCTCGACGCGCCACCGCAGCCCGAACGCCACGTCCGCGTCGATCGCCACCACGCGGAGGCAGTCCTCGGGCAGCGGGAAGACCTTCTCGTCACCCCACGCGGGCGCGGCCACCTGCGCAGCCAGCGATGCCCGGGCACGGGCGCAGTTCCATGGGTAGGCGCGGAGCGTGGCGTCGCGCGCCGGCTCATAGTTGCGGGAGCACAGCCCCGCCTGCTTGCTTCCGTCGTCCAGCGACGTGATCGATGCCGCGCCCAGCAGGTCCAGTGCCTGGTTGCAGATGGACACCACCGAGCGCGACATGCCGCATCAGCGCCGGGTTGCCCCGGCGCCGCCCCTGGTCAGGCGTTGTCGATCCACTCCATGCGGACGAACAGCCGGCCCGCGGCCGGGAGCGCCGCAACGGTGGTCGTCATGATGATCTGCTCTTCGGCCGCCAGCACCTGGCCCACGGTCGCGGACAGGGAGAAGTCCTGCCACGCCTCGGTCGCGGTCAGCACCGCCGCCGCGCGGTACTTGCCCGTGGCGCCGACGATGCCGATGGCCACCTGCGCGGTGCCGAGCGTGACCGAGGTCAGCAGACCGCCGCGCAGGAAGATGCCGCCGCGCGGGAGGCGAATGGGCACCTGGTAGGTGCCGGTCGCATCCGACGCGAGGGTGAACTCCGCGAGGCCGATGGACGGCTGCGCCCCGTTGAACTGCACGGGGATGCGCGGCCCGCCGGCCACGAAGGGCGAAGCACCCGCATTGATGAAAGGCATGTCTTCGTCCTCCTCAGAAGGCCGTCGTGGAGCACTTGATCTCCACCACCCGCGCTTCCTCCAGGCGGGTCGAGCCGAAGCTCGCGCGCGCATGCAGGCGGGTGTTGAAGTTCACCGTGGGGTCCGGGGCCGCGTTGATCTCGTAGTTGATGAGGCTGCCGAACATCACGCCCGACTTGCCCCAGCACGGGATGCGCCGATGGTTCGAGCCGTCGAGGTCGAACATCGTGTTGTTCGCCACGCCGTGGAACTGGTTCGGCAGCACGAACCACGTGAAGCCCATGAAGCGCTTGGGCGCGTCGCCGCCGTCTTCGAGCGGCCGGGCCATGTTGTAGTCGTAGGACCCGTACTCGATCGTGCGCAGCATGGCGCTGATCTCGCGCTGGGTGCACGCGATGTAGAGTTCGTCCTCATCGGCGCCCACGTCCACCAGCAGCTCGCGCGCGCGGCGCAGCTTGCCGAGCGTGAGGCTGGACGCCACCGCGGTGCCGCCCTCCACGTAGTCCACCGCGATCGACTGGCCGGCGGGGAAGTTGACGATGGTCTCGCCGCTCTTGCCCGTCGCCGCGGGGGCGAACATGGCCTCGATGATGGCGCGGTCCATCTGACGCTCGAAGGCGTTGGCGAAGGTGCGCGCGTAGGCGGACTGCGGCGAGGTCAGCATGCGCGCGGTGTCCTGCGCGTCGATGATCTCGGAGAGCACGAAGTCGCGGGCCGCGAGACGGCGGCGCGAGTGCGGCACCTCGGTATAGGGGGTCTTCTGGTGGCGCGCCGTCAGCTCGACGGGCGACACGAGGCCGACCTGATCCTGGAAGAGGAACTCGCCCGTCATGCTCTCCTGCATGACGGAGGGCAGGAGCTTGCTGCGCTTCTGCTGCGCCAGCTCAAGGACCCGCTCCTTGAACTGGACGACCCAATTGCGTTCGATGGTGGTGGACACGCGGTCCTCCCTGCGAAACGTCGTGAGACGGATCGGAGGGGTTGCCCGCGATGCGGACCCGCTGCCTTGCTGCTACCCGAGCAGCCCTCGGGGGCGCTTTCGCCCTGTCAGCGGGCCGCCCGGCGGCGGTTGTCCGCGGCGGGCCTGGAAACCCAGGCCCAGTAGCGTTCGGCCTTGGCGATGATCTCGTCCGGGCCGTCCGCCATGGTGCGCCCCACCAGCGCGGCTTGCAGGCACATCGCGCGCGCCTGCATCACCGCGCCTGCGTAGGCGCTCTTGCTGCCTGCCGCATTGGCCGGCGCGTCGTCCATCTCTTCGTCGTTGCGCAACGTCGTCACACCACGCGCTTGTAGAGCTGCGTGATGCGCGCCACCGTCTCGCGGTGCGCCGGGTGCAGCGCGTCCTCGTAGGCCGGGCTCGCCTTCAGCGCCTTGATCTCAGCCCGCGGGTCCGCGGACGGCGCACCGCCGCCGCCCATCCCCGCCGAGCCGTCGTGCGGGCTGATCGCCTCGCCGATGCGGTTCAGCGCGCGCAACAGGTGCACGTTGTTCGACAGCCCGGCCTCGGCCAGCACCGCCGCCGCCTCAGGGCCGAGCAGCTCCTTGGTGGCGCGCGCCGCCGCCGCCACCTTGCGGTCGTAGAGCGCGCCCCACTCGCCGCGCAGCGCTTCCTCGGTCGCCACCGCTTCCTGCTGCGCGTGATCGGCCACCATCTTCGCGTAGCGCTCGGCCAGCCCCTGCGCCTGCGCCGGCGTGAGCGCCAGGTCGTGCGCCCAGTTCGACAGCAGCGTGCCGCTCGCCTCGTTCCACGCGTGCTCCGGCACCCCCTCGGGTACCTTGAGCCCGTAGCCGTCCGGCTTCTCGGGCACGCCCAGCGCCTTGCGGTAGGCCGCGATCTCCTCCGGCGCCGCGCCCTCGCCGGGCACCGTGACGCCGCGCTGCCCGATCTTCTTCTCCAGCTCGACGTAGGACTTCGCCAGCGCGCCGGGGTCGTTGAACTTCTTCAGCGCCGCCGCATCGCGCAGCTCCTCCGGCAGTCCGGCGCGCCAGTCCGCGGCAGCATCGGCCGGGGCCGCGGCGGGGGCGGGATCGGCCGCCGGGGTATCGGCGGGCGCGGGCGCAGCGGGCGCATCAACGGGCGCGTCGACGGTTTCGCTCATCAGCGGCTCCGCACAGCGTGGCGCGTCATCGTCACCGTCAGGTTGGTCGCCCCATCCCCCGCCGTGACGATCGGCCGCACGAAGCGCGGCGTGCCCGCCAGGTCCCCGCCGCCGGCCGCCGTGAACGTCGCCGCGCCGGAGGGCTGGAGGCTCATCGCCACCCAGTTGGTGCCGTCGTTGCTGCCCTGGATGGTCAGGCTCCCGCCCGTGCCGAAGGTGCCCGTGACCGCCACGAAGCTCTCGGCCGGGCCGTCCGACCAGTCGTAGGGCGCACCGTCATCCGTGTTGAGAAGCCCGGTCCAGGTCGAGACGACGCTGGATCCGCGGAGCTGCGTGACCGCAATGGCGCGTGTGGGCATGCTATCCCCCTTCCGTGGTGCTGATCGTGGGCGCGGCCATCGCTGCCATGTGCAGCAGCACCGCGCGCTTCCCCTCGTTGAACGCGGTCAGGTACGGGTCGCCGGGCACGAAGCTGGACGTGCCGCCGTGGCAGAACGCCGTCAGGTCATCCCACACCATGCCCGCCGACTGCCCTTCCGGCGGCAGGCAGTTGCGGTAGGCCTGCCGCACCTGATCGTCGCGCGAGACGGTCCACGTGCCGCCCTCGCCGATCGGCACCGTCCGCGTCATGCCCGCGCCATCCCTTCAACGCCCAGCGCGGCCAGCACGTTCGGCGCCCGCTCCGCCTGCGCCGCAGCACCGGCCAGCGTCGCCGCCGCGTCCACGCCGGCCGCAGCCTGCTCGGCCTGCGCCGCCTGCGCCATCGCCTGCGCCTCCGCCTGACGATCCGCCACCACCAGCTCGGGCGAGCGCATCAGATCGCCGGGCAGCCCGAGCGTCTCCGCCACCCGACGCGCGGCTCGGTCGAGGTCGAAATTCTGCACCACCGCCGGCTTGACCGCCGCGATGGCCTGCACCGCCTCCATGGCGCGCAGAATGCCCTGCGCCTCGGTCGCGCGCTGCGCCCGGGCCAGCGGCGAGACGTATTGCACCGAGACGATGCCGCCCGCCTCCGCGAGCTGCGCCGGCGCCGGCGGGAACGCGCCGCCCGCCTCCATCACGCCGAAGATCATCTCCAGCAGCGGGTCCAGCACGTCCGCTTGGAGCCGCACGAGGTTCGGCGCCATCAGCCGCATGCGGTCCTCCTCGCGCTGGAGGATCTCCGTCGCCGTGCGGTTCGGCCGGTCGGGCATCTCCAGCGCCGAGTTCAGGAAGGCATCGCGGATGGCCTGGCGCTTCGCCTCCATCATCGCGTCCGTCAAGGTGAACGCGCCGCGGTGCTCCATTGGCCGCACCAGCTGGTTGCCGTTCATGTCCACGGCCCCGTAGATGATCCCGCCCGGCCGAATGCGGATGGGGCCGAGCGCGTTCTCGTCGGGCGCAAGGATGGGCGGGTCCGCGGCCTTCTGCGACGACACGATGAACGTGCGCGCCATCACGTTCAGCGTCTTCGTGTCCGCGAGCGCCACCATGGCGGGCGAGTAGCCGTAGGGCGTGCCGAGCATCTGCGCCCACCGGCCCACCACCCACGGGTTGCGGTCGAGCCCGCCCTCTTCCAGCTTGTTCCGGTCGTGCATGCCCACGTAGCAGGACGTGAACGCCTTGCCCCGGGCGTCGCGCGCGCCGGGCACCCGCTCCTTGTTCGGCCGCACCACGTGCAGGAACTCGAATTCGCGATCCGGCGTGACCTCCATGGCCTTGCAGATCGCCTCGCCGCAGCGCGTGCCCCAGCGGGCATAGGCCTGCCGCGCCGTCCACTTCCACCGGCGCGACACGAAGTCCACCCGCCCTTCGTCGTCCTCGGCAATCACGCAATCCCGCAGCCGCGGCGCCCACCAGCGCATGCGCGTGCCCTCGGGCGCCACGTCCGCGTAGAGCAGCGCCGTGCCATACCGGACCATGGCGCGGTTGAACTCCAGCATGGCGCCGTAGAACCGCATGCCGTCCGCGCGCAGCTCCGTCAGCATGCGCCGGCCCACCACCTCGCACCACGCGCGGACCTCCTGATCCGCGCGCAGCGCCTCGGCCTCGGGCTCCAGCGTGAACCACGTGGTGGCCGGATTGGTCAGCAGCGACCACAGCCCATTGGCGAAGTTCTCCGCCGCCGTGGCCGGCGCGCTGTCGAACTGCTCCAGCCCGCGCAGCTGCCCCACCGCGCGCTGCACCGTGAAGTCGGCTTCGTGCGGCGCGATCAGCTCCGCCACTTCCTGCCAGCGGAGCATCAGGTTTGCGCGGCTGGAGCGCAGCCGCTCGTCCATCGCGATCATCTCGGCCGGCGTCATCAGCCGAGCCTCTGGAGCCGGGGATAAGCCACCGATCGGCCCACCGTCTCGCGCGCGTTGGCCATGGCGCCCGCCACCACCGTCGAGGCCCGGCCCGTGCGCTGCGCCGTCGCCTCGCGCTGCCCGGCCGCCGCCGCTGCATCGTTCGCCGCCCGGCTGTCCGCCGTGGTGCCGCCGTCGCGCATCAGCGACGCCGAGCGGATCGCCTCCAGCGCCGCCGCCTGCGACTGCTGAAGCGCCTGCATCGTGGCGCCCCGTTCCGCCTCGCGCTGCTGCGCCGCCAGCTGATCGGCCGCGTCGCGCCGGCGGCGGTCTTCCTCCAGCGCCCGCGCCCGGTTCTCGGCCTCCAGCCCCGCGAGATTGGCCTGGATGATCATCTGCGTCGCGTTCTGCTGCGCCGCCCGCTTGCTGCCGCCGCCTGCCATCAGCCCTTGATCCTCACCAGCATGGCCGCGTCCCGGCCGTCCACGCACAGCCCGCGCATCGTCTCGCGGTCCAGCAGCCCGCCCGAACGGGCGAACCGCATGGCTTGGGGATCGCAGCCCACCACCAGCGCCTGCGCGCGGCGCACGTCGGGGCTCGCAAGCATCGCCGGCCGCAGCACCTCGCGCGCCCAGCGGTAGGCGGTGCGCCACACCTCGGGCCATGCCGCCGTCGCGTGCAGCCAGATCGTCCAGACCCCAGGAATGGGACACGCCAGCGCACCGAGCGCGGCTTGTGGCTCGCCCGCGCCGTCGCGGATCACCGCACCCCACCGGCTGCCCATAAGCGCCCCGGCGGCCTGGTCGGGATTGGAAAGGAGCAGTTCGCCCGTCAATGCGTAGTGCTCCAGCTGATCGCGCGGCCTCGCCCTGCGGATCACGTCGAGCAGCGCGTCAGCTTCCAGCGGCGTGCAGCGGGCGAGCCACGTTCGGCCGTGCATCACGCGGGCGCCGCTTCGCAAGCGTCGCGGTGTTGCGCAACGCCGACAATGCCCGCCCGCCAGTAGGTCGCGCGGTCGAAGGGCAGCCCCCGCGCGCGCAGGTCCGCGGCGATCAGCTTCCACGCCTCGCCCGCCCGGCGGCGCGCTGCCACTTCGTCCAGCAGCTCCGGCGTGATGGAGGAGGGGCGGGGCATCAGGGCGTGCCCTCCGCCACCGCCACGTCCGGCGCCGCCTCCCACTTGCCGCACCAGTCCGCCGGCCGAACCTCGGGCCAAGCGGTCCCCGTCGGGTGAAACCACACCGGCGGGTTCACCGCGCACCGCGCGCCGCGCCGAAACCGGCAGTTCCAGCACGTGGCCGGATACGCCGGCAGCAGGTCGGTTCCGTCGTCCGCCGCCAGCGCCGCCTCGATCCGCGCCGCCAGCGGCGATGCCGCATCCACCGCCACCACCAGCGCCCCCGCGAAGGTGGCCGGCAGCGGGATCGCTCGGCCCGTGCTGGCGCTGAGCGCAGCCGCGTCCGAAAGCGCAGCCCACAGCGTCTCGGGTGTCGTCGTCATCCGCATGTCCCCCACAGCATGGCGGCCAGCAGCACCGCCCATGTCAGCCCCAGCGCCGCCCACGTGCCCGCGACAAGCGCCCGATCCGCCCGGTTCATCAGCCTCGCCCCCAATCCAGCGGCGACCACGCTTCCTCGGCCGCGCGCCGCCGCTGCGCCTGCCAGGTCTCCGGCCGAGCCTCGGCCAGGTTCACGGCGCCCTCGCGGAACGCATCCGCCGCGTGCGAGCTGCTGTCGTGCACCGCCTTGGACGACCACACCTCGCGGTCCTCGATCCACTCGCGCCGGTAGCGCCGCAGGTGCTTGCGCCCGGCCGCCGTCTTCTCCGCGTCAAACCAGCACCGCGGCAGCAGCAGCCGAACCGCGTTACGCCCATCCTCGACCGGCAGCGTGCGGCCCGGCTCGACCGGACGCACCCCGAGGGATTGCAGCGTCTCAAGGCGACTGCGGCCCGTGCCGAGCTCGCGCACTTGCACGTCGTGCGGCAGCCGGTGCCGGCTGTAGACGTAGCCCTTCAGCGCCAGTTGCTGCGCGTAGAACGTCAGCCCCTCGCCGCTGCCTTCGAGGTAGTCAATGACGCGCACCTCGCCCGCAGGCGCGACCTGGACGAACCAGATGGCCGTGCTGTCGTCCATGCCGAGATCCCACCACGTTTCGACGGGCAGGCGCGGCTCGTAGGGCACGGCACGGATGCGCCCGTCGCGCTCGGCCGCGTCCAGGAGCGCGCTGTAGTAGCTGCCCGCGTTCGGCGCGGTGAACGAGCACTCGAGCTCCTGCGCGAACTCCTCCGCGCTCAGCCGCGACCGCAGGCGCGAGATAGCCTCAGCCGTGAGCGTGCCCGTGTCCTGCCAGCGCAGCAGGTAGCGCGACATCCCGGCCGTGTGGCCGGCCTCGTCGTAGCGGGCTTGCAGCCGCCCGTTGCCCTTGGGCGTGCCGCTGTAGAGCCGCGTCCCGAGGTAGTCCGAAAGCATCGGCTCCACCACCATGTCGAGCCCGCCGGCCAGCACGTCGTCCGCTTCGTCCTCGATCACCTCGTCCGCGTAGCCGCCGCGCCAGCTCTCGGGGTTGTCCATGCCTCCGGCCTGGTAGAGCCCGCCGCCGGGGAAGCGGACCTGCATGTCCTGCTTCAGCACCTCCGCGCCGGGGAAGGCGCGCGCGGCCTGCGTCACCCGGTCCCACATGCCGGTGCGCGACCACTGCACCCGGAGCGGCAGCACGTGCACCACGCGCGGCGGGTTGGCGGTGAGGTTGCGGCCTTCCTTCGGCAGGTGCGGGCGCGTCCATGTCGCGGCCTTGCGCAGCCCGCGCCAAATCAGCGCCTCGCTCTTGCCCGCGCGGCGATGCACCACCGCCACCACGCGCGCGGCGTTGTCGCGCAGCAGCGGGCGTTGCCAGTCGCGGGGCGTGAAGGGGAGGGCGAGGTCGCGCATCAATCCGTGCTCCCATCGCCCCACGTGAGCCGGATCGGCCCGCCGCCCTCGCCCGCGTGCTCCACGCCCGTCTTCTCGTGCAGCCCCACCCGGTTCAGGATCGCCATCGCCGCCGCCAACGAGCGCGGGTCGCTCCCGTCCATCGCGATGTCCACCAGCCGCCGCGCCGCGTCCTTCGCCGCCGCAACCAGCTCGGCACGCGCCTGCGCGGCCATGCCCTCGCCGTTCTTGACGCCTTCCGGGCGCCCGCGCCTGGCAGGATCGGCGGCGCCCTTTGCGGGGCCGTGCAAGCCCTCGCCCATGGCAGGCAGGCCGGATGCAGGCTTGCCAGCGCGCGGCGGGAAGCGGCCGGTTTTGGGGTCGCGGTCAGGCATGGCTTGTGCCCCTCGCAAAAATCTTCGCGCCCGGCGCATTTTCCCCTTGCGCCATGTGCGCGCTTTGCGTATAAGGGTTCTCAGCCGAGGCAATCGCCCGGCGGATCGAGGAGAGAGCCCGATG